ATGTATCTATTGTTAATGAAGATGAAAGAATTGCATTACCAGTAGGAGAGTATGAATTACCTGAAGATAGAATCTTAGTAGTTCAAGAAGAAGGTATTATTGCTGAAATCAAAACTAAAGAAGTTGAAGAAGAATCACCTGAAATGGAACAAGTAAAAGAAGAAGCACCAATGATGTCAGAAGAACCTGCAAAGGAAATTAAAAAGACAGTTGAAAGCATTGTTAAGGAAACATTCTTTTCAGAGATTGAAGAGTTGAAAAAAGAGAATGAAGAATTAAAAGCTAAGTTAACAGAACTTTCAAAAGTTGAAGAGGTTAAAGAGGAAGTTAAGGAAGAGGTTGTAGAATTGAAAGAAGAAGAGCCTAAACCTATCCAACACAATCCTGAAAACAAAGTAGAAAGAGAAGTTGTTAAGTTCGGTAAAAAGAACGATAGATTATCTCAAATTTTAAATAAAGTATATAAATAATTAAATTAATAGAAAAATGGCTACTACAACAACGGTAAGTACAAGTTATGCTGGAGAACATAGTTCTAAATGGATTTCAGCAGCATTATTATCAGGTGTAACTTTATCAAATGAATTGATTACAATTATGCCTAACGTTAAATACAAATCAGTTGTATCTAACTTAGTATCAGCATCAGGATTAGCAGATGCATCATGTGATTTCACAGCAACAGGAGCAGTTACTTTAACTGAAAGAATCCTAGAGCCTAAAGCATTACAAGTAAACAAGCAACTTTGTAAAGCTGATTTCAGAGATACATGGCAAGCAATTGAGATGGGGTATTCAGCACACGATGTATTACCAAAATCATTTGCAGATTATTTATTAGCACACCAAGCTGAGCAAGTTGCTGCTGACATTGAATCTCACATTTGGAATGGTGATGCAAACAACTCAGGAGAGTTCAACGGTTTTATGACATTGTTAACTACAGATGCTGCTTTACCAGCTGCTCAAGAGGTTGCAGGTACTACTTTAACTGCTGCTAACATCATTACTGAGATGGGGAAAGTTGCAGATGCAATTCCTTCAAGATTATACGGTAAAGAAGGATTAAGAATCTACGTTTCTCAAAACGCAATGAGATTATACGTAAGAGCATTAGGAGGATTCGGAACTTCAGGATTAGGTGCTAACGGTGTAGACAACAAAGGTACTATGTGGTATCAAGGTGGTGAATTAATGTTTGATGGTATTCCAGTTGTAGTTGCAAATGGATTGACTGCAGACCAAATGTTAGCTACTACTAAAGATAACTTATTCTTTGGTACAGGTTTACTTTCGGATCAAAATTTAGTTAAATTGATTGATTTAGCTGATATCGACGGGTCAGAAAATTGTAGATTGATTATGAGAATGACAGCAGGAGTTCAGTACGGAAACGTTACAGATATTTGTACATACGGAATCACAAACGCAGTCAACTAATAATTAGATAAACTAAAACTAAGGGAGGGGTAAAATACTCCTCCTTTTTTTGTATAACTTTAAAAATATTTACATATGTCGTGTTTATTATCTATGGGGAGGGCAGAAGCATGCAAGGATTCAATTGGAGGCTTAAAAAACGTTTACTTTGCTAACTTTGACATTGAAGCTGCTGATGTTACCTACGATGTAACTGATACTGATTTAATCACAGCGATTACAGGTATTAGTTCACTATACAAATATGAATTAAAAGGAAATTCAACTTTTGTACAAAATATTAACAGTTCTAGAGAAAACGGAACTACATTCTTTGAACAAGTATTAACACTTGAATTAAAAGCTCAAGACGCTGCTACTACAAAAGAAATTAAGCTACTTTCGTACGGAAGGCCTCACGTTGTGGTGGAGACTAATAATGGTCAATACTTCATAGCAGGACTATTGAGAGGTATGGACGTTACAGGGGGTACTATCGAGAATGGTACTTCACTTTCTGACTATAATGGATATAAAATCACACTATCGGGGCAAGAAAAAACACCGGCAAATCATTTAGATTGTGCAACGGAAGCAGCTTTAGCTACTTTATTTGCTACAGCAGCAGTTGATGCTACTATTGTAACTTCATAATTACATCATAATTTGTTTTTAACCCTCACTTTAATTAGTGGGGGTTTTTTTGTTTGTATATTAAATAATCTTATCAACAACTTCTACTGGTGGCTCAATCCAACTTATAGTATTATTATTTATTGTTTTTTGTTGTAGTGCTATAGTTGAATGAGAAAACACTCTTTTACCTAACCAGTTCTTTTTAAAGTATTTTCTTCTTAACCATCTAAATTCATTAGTGTATATTGTTTTATCTTCTTTTTCCATAATCATTATTTATTTATTTTATTTAATGCTTCTTTTAACTCTTTTAAACGTTTTTCACGTTCTTGTTTTGCTTCAGGATACTGATTAGTTTCCCACTCATTTAAACACTTCTCTAGAACGGAAATCTCTCTTTCAATTAATTGCAATGCGTAATTCATAATTTTTTTTTGAGCAAATATATAAAATAAAAACAAAATAACAACATTTAGGTTTATATAATATGATAGTATTAACAACATCAACAAGTTCACAAAGTATAAATGTAATTACTAGAGGTAATGCAGTACCTACGGTGTTACTATTAACAGATGAAGAAACGAATACAACTGAAAGTATAACAATAGAAAGCTATACAAGTGGAGACTATTACGATACTTTAACAGCTACATTTGCATTAAAAGAGGGTAGGTTTTACACGTTAAAGCTACAAAACTATGATAATGACGACTACTTACAAGCAAATGATTTTAGTTTCATTCTAACTAGCCAAAACGATAAACTAGAAATTAACGGATATACAGGTACGACTGAAGTTCTACATTATGCAAAGGTGTTTTGTACAGACCAAACAGGAGAGTATTCAGCTAATGATGGTGTATATCAACAAAAAAATAGTACAAACGACTTTATATATTTATAATGGATAATTTAAAGATTTTCAATCTAGCAGAACATAAACGACCTGAAATAATTGAGGATAAAAGAAAAGATTGGGTAACGTGGGGAGACGAAAACAGTTACTTTAGTTACTTAATGGATAGGTATAAAAATAGTGCTACAAACAACAGTATTATTAACTCTATTGTTAGATTAATGTACGGTAGAGGATTGAGTGCCAAAGACGCACAAAGAAAGCCTAACGAGTATGCTAGTTTAATGTCTATCTTTGGTAAAAAAGATGTTAAACAATTATGTTTAGATTTAAAGCTATTCGGTAAATGTGCCATTCAAGTACATTATTCTAAAGATAGAAAGCTAGTTAAGAAAGCATATCATATTCCAGTTAATTTATTAGCACCTGAAAAGTGTAATGAAGATGGAGATGTAGAAGCATATTACTTTAGTGATAATTGGAACGATGTAAGGAATTACGAACCTAAAAGAATACCTGCATTTGGTACTTCAAATGAAAGTGTAGAGGTTTTGTATATACAGCCTTATTCGGCAGGAATGAAATACTTCGCTCACGTAGATTATCAAGGAGGTGTTGATTACACATTATTAGAAGAAGAGATATCTGATTATCTAATTAACGAGGTGCAAAATGGTTTTAGTGGTACAAAGGTTATTAATGTAAATAATGGAGTACCTACTGAAGAGCAACAAAGCTTTATAAATGCTAAGATTAAACAAACTTTAACAGGTAGTAAAGGACAAAAGGTAATAGTTTCATTTAATGACAATAAAGATACAGCTATTACAGTTGATGATATTCCTTTAAATGATGCTCCTGAACATTACCAATATTTAAGTGAAGAGTGTATGCGTAAAATAATGCTATCACATTCTGTTACTTCACCTTTAATTTTTGGGATTGCTACATCAACAGGATTTTCAAGTAATGCTGATGAATTGCAAAACTCTTTTAATCTTTTTGATAATATGGTTATTAAACCATTTCAAGAAATGTTGTTAGATGCGTTTGATAGTATCCTGGAATATAACGGTGTATCTTTAGACTTATATTTCAAAACGTTAAATCCATTTGAGGGGGAAAAGTCAGAAGAACCTACGCAACTAAGCAAACAGTTTAACTTAGAAGATTATCTAAACGAGATAGGAGAGGATATTCCTGAAGGCTACATAGTAATAGATGAAAGAGATGTTGAAGAGGTAGAAGATGAAGATGTTTTAAACGCTTATTTAGAAGAATTAGAAGCTGAATTAACTAAAGAAGAACCTACTTTAATGTCTAAAGTTTGGAACTTTGTAAGCACAGGTACAGCAAGACCAACTGCAAGGAGTAAGCAAGATAAACAAGTAAAGGATAGATTCTTTAAAGTTCGTTATAAATATACAGGAAATAAAACACCTGAAAGAGCATTCTGCAAGGCTATGATGAATGCAGGTAAACTATACCGTAAAGAAGATATTGATAAGATGGCATCGGTAGCAGTAAACAAAGGATTCGGAGAGTTTGGTTCTGATACTTACGATATTTTTAAGTACAAAGGTGGGCCTAGATGTCATCATAAATTTCAAAGAGTTACTATGATGGTTGACCTAAACGAAGATGACCCACAATGGAAAAAGATAGGAACTAGAGCAGCAGAGGTTAAAGGTTTTAAAGTTACTAATCCATTCGAGGTTAGTGTATATCCTAACAACTTACCTTTAAAAGGTTTTAGTCCAAATAACAAGAATTTACCAAAAGACGTTAAATAATGGCAGAAGTATTATTAA